GACACATAAATATAGAGAGCGACACGGCGGCCCTTATGATCGTGGGAGTGCGGATAGTTACTATCTTAGGACTCCTGACCCACATTATTATGTTGGTTCTACATATCAATCTGAACGCATCGGCGTTGAAGATATGAATGAAGATGAAATTGCTGATTACTGGGCCGGTTATGAGCAAAATGAAGACGATGGTTTTCATAAGGAGTATTAATGGCTTGGATTTTACAGAAAAGAATTAATAACGGTGAGTGGAACAGCACTCAAACTTTCATACTTAAATCAGATGCTGAGAAAGCACTCTGGAGAGAAGAAGAACTTTCCGAAACATCATCCGCAGCGATGCGTGGTGATTTAACTTTCTATCGTTTGATCGAAAGTAAGGAATAAATATTAGGAGATTATGATGGATGGACAATTAGATTTCGACACATACTTAAAAGAAAGAATGTATGACGCAGAGCATAAGCTAAAATACTCTGAAGAAATACTAACCAAAGTTGGGTTAGAAATGAAACAGCTTTTGCAAGCAGATTTTTTAACACCATATGATAGAGAACGGTGTCATAATTTGATTGCAGACATAGATTCATATTTTAACGATGAATGATTATGTTATAATTGGTATTTCAGTACTGGTTTTGACAGTTTTTATATTCAGTATTGAATTTTTGGATGTTTGGTTGCACAATAGAAAAAATAGAAAGAGAAATAATGATTGATTATACTACAGCTGGTTTTTTTGGAACCTTTTTGTTAGTCGCCCTATACTTTAGTGGTAAAAAATCACAAACAGAAGGGTATAGGCAGGGTGTCGAAGATGCACTAACTAGTGTTGAAGAGGCATTAAATCATGATAAAGAAACAATAGATGGCCTATATGAAAAAATGGCCAAAAATCATGGTATTAGGATCACAATTACCGAAGAATAGACTTGACATTGTGATTAAAATATCGTAAACTATATACGAATCGTAATTATAGGTGAATAAATGGTTGACTTTGAATTTCTAGACATTTCTGGTTCTGGAAAAAATAGAAGAAAACTCGCTGCAAAGGTATGTTCCTTTGTAAAGTCTCAAATATTTCCTAAAACTCAGAGAGTTTTACTAAATGTTGAGCTAATTCAAAACTTATCAGGAAAAGAAGGTGTACTTGGCGATTGTCTTGATGAAGATGATCGGGAGTTCACTGTGCGTATCGATAGTTTACAAAACGATACAGCTTTTATAAAAACATTGTGCCACGAATTGGTGCATGTTAAACAGTACGCAAAGAACGAATTGCGTCAATCGCGTTCAGATCGAATGAGTTTCAAAGGTAAAACCTTCTCAACCGATACTGATTACATGAAACGTCCACATGAAAAGGAGGCATACGAATTAGAAGACGTTCTTGCGTCACAATTTTTACAAATAAATGGAGAATAATATGTCTAGAATGGGAAGTTATGTAGTAGAACTACAAGAAAAAGGCCTTTGGGAATTTGATGAGAACCGAGAGCCTAATTTTGACGAATATTACGAAGAACAATTTAATAGATTCGACCATTGTGTTACTGATATTATGGAAAATGGCCAGAATACTTGGAGACAGGCAGTTAGAAAATTATATCAGCAAGAAGAAGACGATTATGAAATGTTTGATTTGACAGCAGACGCATATTGTTATCAAAAATTAGAACATTGGTTATATAAATGGGATTTAGCAGCAGAAAAAATTGAAGAAATCTGCAATAAATTCTTTTTTAGCCCTTGACAAATAGAGAATCATACACTATACTGTATGAGTAACGTGAAAAAAACTGAGGAACTTTATATTATGGCTTATATTTCGCAAAAGATGAAAAAAGAACTTGCTCCCGCTATCAAATCGGTGTTGCAAAAGTTCGGTGTGAAGGGTTCAATTGCTATTAACAATCACTCTTCTCTCGTTGTGAACATCAAAGAAGGTGTCTTTGATTTTATTGGTATCGCCAATGAGAAAAACAAAGAAATCTCTGAACGGCGGGGTACAACTTACTACGCGAATGAAGGATATATTCAAGTTAACACTTATTATCCTGAGACATATGGTGAAGCTTCTCAGTTTTTTGAAGAACTGGTTGCTGCAATGAAAGGTACAATATGGTATAATAACACTAACGCACAAATTGATTATTTTGATACTGCGTATTATATCGATATTAACGTTGGTAAATGGAACAAACCTTATGTTTGTACTGCAACACAAGAAATGGAGGCCGCATAATGTGGTATGTTGAACGAATAGTAAATTGGCAAACTCAAGAAAAAGAAATGTGGGTGGGATTGACACAGGAGCAATCTCGTTCATTACATTCTGAGTTATCTCAAGAACATTTTTCTGGCAATTCTACTGCAATGATTCGGTCTGGAAAAATGGATACTGGATAATGAACCGAATACAAGCAAAAATTTTACCATTGATGGATCAAATTCAATGGATGATGGAAAACAATGAGCATTTAAAGGAACCTGATAAGGTTTTTTCGCTTATGGATAGTGTTAGCATATATTTTGCACATATGAGCGACGAAGATCGTGATTATTTACATGCTGTTCAAGATGTGGTCGAGGAAGGCCGGATATGGAACAAAAATATTTAGCAGATTTATTAGAAATTCGTAGCAATTTCTTAAAATTCTATAGAAAAAGTGAAACGCCTGATATACATATAGATATGTCGTTTTTTAAATTGCATAATATGATAACAGAAATAGAAAAGGAGTTCGAAGATGGCAGAAGATCGAGTATCAATGAGAGTTGGTGAATTGTATTCTAGAGGATTAGAATATAATGAGGCCCAAGTTCAATTTTTGAGTGAGTTTTCTACACCAAACTCAGAAGAAAATCAAGAACTTTTTGATAAAGCATGGAGCAATTACGAACATATGCGCTTTTCCGCCTTACAATTTATGAAGGGTTAATCTTTTGAGTATTGAATATCAAGAAGATGGAATTTATAACGTTTCTGTAGATACTAATACAGGAACTGTTATTGTTGGAAATGAAAATTATATTGAAAACGATCCAAAACTGGCCAGATTATTTGAACTAGCATATATAATGGGCCGGGATCATAAAAAAAGACAAATTGCCAAAGCTTTAAGTGGATAAAAACTATTGACGAATCATATTTTATATGATAGATTATATTAAGTAAGAAACAAAACTCCACTTAGCTCAGCTGGATAGAGCAAGTGCCTTCTAAGCACTAGGTCAGAGGTTCGAATCCTCTAGTGGAGGCCAATTAGGAAAGGATGAAAATGAAAACGCTACCGACTAATGGAATGCCATTTGATATGCATCAAAAAATACAAGCGCAAATTTATGGACATCCTAATGTCTATCCAAATAGTGAGCATATTATGCCTCCTATGGAAAAGGAACGTATTCGTGTTGTTGAAGCATCTACACGTACTGATCTTAAACTGCAACAAACTCGACAAGTTGAAGAACGTATGAAAGAAATTCAATCGTTGAGAGAACAAGCAAAGGCAAGATATGATGCTTATGGAACTAGTGTTCCAGCTGCCTATACGGAAGGTGAATTTGTAGATATAGAAGTTTAATGCGGATGTCGTATAATGGTAATACCTTAGATTTCCAATCTAAAGCCGAGAGTTCGATTCTCTCCATCCGCTCCAAATAAAAAATCCAAACTCGACGGAGTAGGGATTGTAGTGCAAGGAAATGGGGGTAATACAGCCCCTAACTTGGCTCATAGTTGTAGTGACACTGGTAGACTCTGGAGACAGGGAGTGCTAGATTTCAAACCTAACTAGTTTGATGTGAGGCTTTTCAGATAGTTTGATAGAGGATGTATCATTCTGGAATTGTGGGTATTCCTAAATCCCACCTACACATTAATAAAGGTCAAGTGTTGTTACCTTGCAATGTCGCAGAAGACACACAAAAGGGTCACTGAACTTAATAAGTGCGCGTGGGATCATGGTTAATCCCACAACCAATAAAATGAGGATATATTATGCGTAGAGGAAGCAAACCTGAAGCAGAAGACTATATAAAGGTAAGGTTAGAGTTTCTTCACGAAGAAAAGAAAAAGAATGATAATCAAACTGCACATTTAGTTTTAGATAAAGCAATTTATGAATTAAATGTTGTTCTCGATCTTTTAACAAGAAACGGAGTTTAGCGCAGTCTGGTAGCGCATCTGCTTTGGGAGCAGAGGGTCAGAGGTTCGAATCCTCTAACTCCGACCAAAAACATTCCGGCGTAGCTCAGTGGTAGAGCAGTTGACTGTTAATCAATTGGTCGTAGGTTCGACCCCTACCGCCGGAGCCAAGAAAGAAAAAGATGTATAAACCTTTACCAGACTTTTTAACAATTCATAATTCTGATATTGAAGGACTAGGACTATTTGCATGTAAACCAATTGCAAAGGGTACTGAATTAGGTATGTCTCACTTTCATTGGGGGGAAGAACTAATACGAACCCCTATAGGCGCATTCTACAACCACTCTAGCGAACCTAACATAGAAAAGGTTAGAAGAGACAGTAGATACTTTATCGTGGCGACCAGAGACATTAGGTCGGGTGAAGAAATAACATGTGAATACACTTTTTATAATATGGAGTAAATAATGAGAAATCAAGTGACAGCAAATAAAGATACATGGAACACTGATAGTGACGGTAACATTCGTTTATCAACTACTAAAAATTTTAAAGAAATGGGAATTCAACAAGCAGACACTTTTGCTGCAATGGAAATTGATGGTAGTGTAGTACTGGTTAAAATTGAGATGACACTTAAATAGGCCCGTCTAGCTCAGTTGGTAGAGCAACTGATTTGTAATCAGTAGGTCGGGAGTTCAAGTCTCTCGACGGGCACCATTTAATATTGGAATTGTAATGACCGAAAAAGAAAAAAAATTAATTTTGCTTACTGACTATATTGAACAAAAAGTCAGAAAAGAAAAAGAATTGGAATATTACTTAAAACAACTTGACAAGTTGAAACAAAAAGTATATTATCTGAATCAAGAAATAAATCTTACTAATTTAATAATTGATATGGTTAACAACGAAAGTGTTGTTGATATTCGTGAACAGTTGTTGGACAAACAGCAACAAAATCTGTTAGGAAGAAAAAAAGATGACTCAGAAACCTAAACGAAAGCGCAGAACTAAAGCAGAAATGGAAGCCGCTCGAGCAGCGACACCAAAGTTTCGTGATATCTTTGACCACTTAGAAGAAGACACGCCAAAAAAATCTCCAGTGAAGAATAAACGCAAGCGCCGTACAAAGGCACAGATTGAGGCCGATAAGAAAAAGGCGCTGGAACAGGAAGATGAAAAGTGGACTATTCCACAGAATAAAACTGTGTACTATGACCGCCCTCCTAAAACCAAGGGCCCAAAACCAGTTTTAAAAAAATATCCAAAACCAACACCTAAAGCAAAGTTTGATGATTCTTTGATTTATGAAAAATTAGAATTTCCTGGCGATATGATATATGCAAAGGCAAAAACCAAAGCAGAAAACTTTCATTTGATGTATTGGAATTCTATTGACAAAGACTGGAATATATTGTATAATGGACGTTACAATGATACACCCAAACATTGGAAACACTTTGAAAAAATTAGAGATGATGTTATAGAAAGTAAAAAGGAAACTAAAGATGTCGGAAAACGAAAACGAAGTAGTAGTGGACGAAGCAAAGCGAAGTCAACTAAAGGAAGATCTGTCAAAAAGAAAGTGCCTTGTAAAGTTTGAAAAGGCTGATGGAACTATTCGTGATATGATGTGTACTACAAATCCACGTATGATTCCATATCCTGATAATCCAACTGAGGCAGAAGGTGATATTCCAAAAGAAAAAGATGATAATCTTATTGTAGTTTGGGATTTAGAAAAAGAAGGATGGCGCTCATTTAGATTTGAACGTCTTCAAAGCTGGGCGAGAGGATTAGGTTAATGGCTGGTAAAAAATCAAGAGATCAATACGTTTCTAAAGGTGAACGTAGAAATGTTGCAAAGTCTGGATGTACTAAACGTGCAAAGGGTACTTTGGAACATGCACTAAGACAACGCCAAGCGTGGTCAGAAGGTAGGAATGTTGTTTTGACTATCGACAATCCAAACAAGAATGAAACTAATCGTAAAAAGATTAAAATTAATGCTCGTGAAGTCTGGGGTGATCCAAAGAAACAACGTTCATTTATGATGAAGGATGCCTGATGGTAACTTTCAATATCAAAAAACTTCATAAGAATACAGCCTCTCTGTTTGTTGCAGAGAGGCATTACTCTGCTGTGATGCCTAGATTGACTAAACACTATCTTGGGTTTTTTGATAAAGATGTATTAGTTGGTGTGCTGACATTAGGATGGGGAACAAATCCTATGGGAACAATTAAGAAAATGTTTCCAGAATTGACTACAAAAGATTATTTTGAAATTGGCAAAATGTGTATGGACGAATCTATGCCAAGAAATTCAGAGAGTCAGATGTTGTCTCAAACAGTAAAATGGATGAGAGATAATACTCCAGATATAAAATTTCTGTATACTTGGGCAGATGGTATTGTAGGCAAGCCTGGCTATGTCTATCAATCTGCCAATTTTTTACATGGGGGATTTATATGGAGCGATGTATATGTCACTGATAAGGGCGAAAAAGTTCATTTCAGAACTATACAAAGAAAAATGAAAAAGGAAATGGGCCGTGATGATTTGAAGTATGGACCAAGGCCAAATGATGAAAAAATGGGCGAGTTGGGTTTTTCTAGAGTATGGGGAAAACAATTTAGGTATATCTATCCAATAACCAAAAAAGATAGAAAGTATATGAATAGAAATTCCACTTGTGAA